TTTGTTGCTTTATTTAATTCATTTAATCTTTTTCTTTCATCTCTTTGTATTTCTCTATCAATTTTATCCATACATCCACTTGTTCTGCCTGCCATGCTTAAAAATTCTGGTGTTGCTTTTTCATATTCTAATCCGTCATTTATACTTTTTAAAAACATATCTGAATTTTCTTTAGTAACTAAAAACTGAACTAGTAATGATGTACAATCTGAACAAATATGATGTATTTTATCACCTAAATCTATTGTATCTTCCGATGGTTTTTCTTTTCCACAACAACTACATTTGGTATTAGTTGGAGTCAAATCCCCACTAAATCTTAATACATTAACCTTTAATTCTTCTCTATTTTTCCAAGCCATTTTACATTCCTCCTTCATTATTTTGTTCCATTTCAATAAAAACACTGCCTTTCCAATCTATAGGTTTGAAATCATTATGTAGTTCTACAATTTTTCTTAATATTACATTAGTCGTGATATACTGTATTTCATTTTCTTCAATAGATTCAATCGCTTCCTTAACAATAGTCTTCCATTCATCAAAGGAATATTCCTTTTCTGATTGAAGTCCATCTCTTTGAATATCTTTTCTAGCTTCTTGACCTGTTATTCTAAAATCCAAACTATAATTATACATTTGTCTTCTCTCTCCTTTTTATTAATTTATTTTTATACTTTCAAATTATCATAGTAGTTTTTAATTTTTCCCATTTCTTCATTTTCTAATCTTTCTAGTTCTTTTAATTCTGAGTCCAAATTATTCATCTTTTCTTTATGTTCTTTATCAGTTTTATCATTTAATTCTTTTAAATCTTGATTTATCCATTTAATAAAATTTTTAAAGTATTCTTCATATTTAGATACAATATCTTTAAAATTATCTAACTTGATAAATAAAGGTTCTTTATAAAAATCTATATTTGTTCCCATAGGTTTTAAAAATTCTTCAATTTCATCCTGTGAAAAACCATCATCATAAATGATAACGTGTCCTCTATTAGCTTTTTGGCTTAACTCCCACTTATGTATATCAATAATAAACTGACCTCCAATAATCCTACCATAATCGTTTAAAGCAATCACTTTAGCATAATATCTAACTTTTCTAGCCAAATCCTCAGTCACTTCTTTAATGTTATCTTCTTTAGTAAATACTTTAATTCTATATATTTTCATTATTTTATTCACCTCACATGAGTATTTTATAATTAGTTTTCTATCATCTTCAGAAATATCATTCCATAAGGTTTTTATTTCTCTCATTAGTTGTGAATGTACTTTTGGTTCATCATCTGTAATAAAACCAAGTTCTCTTAATTTTAAAAGTAATTCATTTGTTTTATGTTCTGAAAATAATTGTGCATAAGATTCTGATACTGCACTACTAATAATTAACATTCTCCATTCTTCACCTAAATCAATGTATCTATATTCATTTACCATTATTATTCTCCTTTATAATTTTAATTTATTAACACTTTCTAACTTATTTAGTTCTTCAATTTTTTCATCCAAAAGTGAATTTATTGACTCTTCATACTTTTGTCGTTCTTCTTGATTTATGTATTTTTTCTCTTTTAATAAGCCATAACAAGTTTCTATTTCTTTGTCTCTTAATTTAAATAATTCATTTTGTATAATTAATGACTTATATTCATGTACAGGCATTTCACCATTATAATTAGAAAAACTATCTACATCTATTTCTAACTTTTTTAATTTCTCATCTAATTCTTTTTCGCTATATCCTGAATAATCTTCGTAAAAATGAAGTTTGGCTCTTAATCCTCTTTGCATTTTAATCAATCCCTTTCTTAATTTATTAATTTATTTAACTTTGGTATATCATTAGTTTACTACCATAATTTATATATGTCAATACTTAATTATATTAATTTGTTTTTAATATCAATCCACACATTATATAGCCAATAGTCATTACCATAATCAATTTTTACTAATTTACCCTTCAGCAATCCAAAATTATTTTCTTTTATATCATTAAATATTGGATGCCTAAATTCTATAAAACTTAAATCAAATTCATCTAAATCGTATACTGGCTGAACTCTTTTCATTACTACCATTAAACCTAGCAAATCATGAAATATTATGGGGCATAGATATTCTTTATATTGTTTGTATTTATACCAATTATGTATCTCATTCATATTTGCTAAATAACCTTTTATATCCAATGGTATTTTTATAGCTATATTTTTAAATACAAAAACTCTTCTCATAGTTCCTTTTAATATCCACATTGTTTCTCCTTCTATTACTATTAATTTATTAACTTCCAATAAAAGACATCATTTAAAGGCTCTTAATAATCATCTACTTGCCAAGTTATTGTTTCAAATAATACTTTACCTACACCTTTATTAGTCAAACTAACTACACTTGTATCATTTTCATATAATTTACATTTAGTATTCCTATATGGGAATCTCGTATCATTATCTAGTTCTCTCTTATAACATGTATAACAACTAGATAATCCATATTCATCATCACTATCGTTACTGCAATGTCCACATAATAAACAGTTATGCATAAGACTACCTCCTATTTCAATCCTAATAATTTACTTGTAGCAGAAATATCACCTTTAGTTTCAAAGTAAGTATATGTTGCACTTGTTTTTATTGGTTCTCCTAACATACAAGCTATTTCAACTATTGCTGGTCTTTCTGATTTATTTGATAATTTAATTCTTGTATACTCTTCTTTATCTTTTTTAAATAATCTTAATTCCATTTTATTCACTCCTTTTCTATTTTTATTTACTTTTAATTTATTAAATCTTGATAAAATACATTTTTTATGTGCTTTTATAAGGGCTAGAACTATGTAATAGCCCCATTGTTGTTTTTATTACTTTCGTTTCATTCTATAATCATTTCCTATACTTACTTCACTTTCTCCTAGACTTAGGTAATATTTGGGAATCTTATTATATTCCTCAACTACTTTTTCATAACCTAATTTATTTAATAGTTCACATAAAAGTATATCTGCTTCACTGTGTTTTCTAAAGTTTACTTCAGGTTCTAATTTTTTAATTTTATCCACATAGATCTCTTCAAGTTTCATTTTTAATTCCTCCTTTTTTCTTTTATTCAGTCTCAACTATTTTACTTAATTCATCTAAAAATTCTGTCAATGTATCTTCTATGTATGTAAAAGTTCCATTAATTGAATATGTATTAGTTTCTTCTTTGATTTCATTTTCTAAGCTTTCGTCATTTAATACATTATTTCTGCCTGCATATTCTGTAGTAGTTTGCTTTACATTTAATATACAATTATCTTTATCAATGTTTAAATTATATATTACTTCAAATTCATAGGTAGTTCCTACACCTCCAAAATGATAAGCATTATGATTTATTAAGACCTCATACTTTTTATAAATTTCAGCTCCAGTATAATGATTTATTTCGGCTAAATCACACATTCTATTATATTCATCAGTTTCTTCTGTTGTCGGTTCTCTATCATTATATTCTGATATATTCCAATATTCATATTTATAACTATCCGACATATCTGTAACATGGTCAAATTTTCTTTTATAGCTATCAAATAACCTTTCAATATCTTTATTATCATAATATCTTTCATCTTCAAGATATCCAATTTTACCTTCAATATGTTCAATATGTTTATTTATCATCTCTGCTAAAATATCTATATCTTTCTCACTATTATAATTTGCAGAGTAACCAATATTTTTATTAAACATAGTGTCTTTTAAAATACTACTTAGAGATACATAGCACCCATAATCATGACTAATTATTAAATATGATTTTATTTTAGGTTTGCTAGGTTGTGAAATTTCTAAATTCCCAATGCATCTAATTGGATTAAATGTAAAATCATTTTCTATTACATCAAACCCTTTCTCTCTTAATAGTTTAGGTAATGTAAAATATAGTCCAAATTCTTCTTTTATATATTCATCATATGTATGATTTAGTAAATATTTAAATTGTTTAAATCTAGTATCACCTGTATTTTGACACCATAAATCACAATAGAAATCTACTACTTGTCCATCTGTTTTATTTGTTAATTCTAGAACTTGAAGTATTGTTCCTAAATCAGGATCATAAAGTAAGTTTCTAATTTTCACATTCCATTTGTCATTAGAACAATAGTAATATTCCTCAGCATCATAATAGTTACCATCTGTATCTTGTGGTGTAAATTTATCTATTTTTAATCCTAATGATAAAATCATTTCAACTTCTCTTGAATCAATATCATATTCTGTAGTTGTTCTAGCTTCTACCTTTTCAGCTTCTTGTTTAATTTGCTTTTCTTCTATAATAGAATTTTCTTTTAATGATTCTGTAGTTCTTTGTAACATTTCTTTTAAATCCATAATAATTCATTCTCCTTTAATTGTTTATATTTTATCTATATACTAAATTTATTATTTCTTTCTATTTGAATAGCAATTTCTATCTTTGAATAAACAATATTTATTTCTATAAAGATAGCTACATCTAGTTGGTATTTGATTACATTTTACAAATCCATATCTTAATGCAATAAAGAAATTAACTATAGGATTTCTTATATATGTATACCATAGATTACTAACTGACGGGCATTCTTTCTCACATTTATAACAATAATCAAAATTGTTTTTATGTTTACAAAATACATGGTTAAATTTTTGATTCATATGTATCATTCCTTTCCATTTTATATAATTTATTAAAAGCACTTAAAACTAATAGTTTAACTGCTTGTACAAGTCTGTAAAGCTAGTAATAGAGCCATTTTAAATTATAACTTTCCCATTTGATTAAGTTTTTCTTTAGTTTTAATTTTATTTTCTTCATAAATGGTAATTATATCTTCAAATCCAATTTCATTTTTATAACTGTTAATATATTGGTCAGCAACTTCTTCTGTTATCTTACTCATCATAAATAACCCTAATATTGTAGTTGTAATTCCTTGTTTTATTCCATTATAGTAACTTTCTTTTACTAAATCATTATACATAATCTGTTACTCCTTATATTTCATACTTAGTTATAATTTGTTTAGGTTGTGGAACTACTACTTGTCCTTTAATAATCATATAATATGAACCATCAACACTCCAAGGCATTTCTGTAGTTGTGTTATCTAAATATGTAGCACCTTCAGTCCAATCACTATTTAACCATGATTCCAATTCCTGTTTATTATAATATGTGATTTTTGTTTCTCCATCATCGTTACAATATAATACCATATACTCTTTATTCATCTTAATTTTCCTCCTCAACTTCTTCTATAACTCTAATATCTTCATTTTTTATTTTAATTTCACTAGGTTTAATCCCCATCTTAAATGCTAGACCTTCAATCAAATCTTTTCTATCTACATCAGTAACAAAAGGCTCTCCATTTTTAATTGCAGTTAATGCTTCTTCTGTTAAATCATCTTCCTCTAGTTCTAATACTGCATCTATTACATAATCTAATCTATATTTAATCTTCATTGCTATACCTCCTATTTGTGTACTGTTCATTCAAAGTTATATTCATCATCATTATTATTTGATTCTATAATATTCCCAATCTCTTCATCGAATTTTAACGTATATATCCCATCTATTAATACACTTTTATCTGATATTTTCTTTATAGTATCACAGGTAATCCATGCATATCCTGTATACTCCCATCCGTTTTGACTGATTTCTATTCTATATCTTTTCATAATTATATTCCTCCTTTGTTTTATATTCTTCAGCTCTTGATATGTCATAATCTTTATATAAAGAACTTTCTTTTACTTTTCCACAAATACAACATTTATATTGAATTGTATAATCAATATGTCCATTATGTATAAATTGTGATTTTTGTAATTTACATTTTGATTTAGAAGGTATTTTTCTTTCACCACCTTCTACTTTATGCCAACAATGAAATAAATGCATTCTTATTCACATCCTTTAATCACTCAAATTTATATTATCTCACTAAGACTATTATCTACTTTATTTAATTGTTCTCTAATATTGTTAACTGTAATTTCTAATCCACTTAATAAATATTTTACATCTCTTATATCAATATTATCTTCTGCTAAATCAAGAATTTCTTTAAATTCATTTATTTCTTCATCCAACTTATTTATTAATCTCATATTCTCAACTCCCTTTAAAATATTCCTTTCATTTGAACTTAATATAATCTTCAAATACAACCAAAATTTACTTGTATATTTATATTTTAAATGGGTTATAATATAAATATCTTCTTAGTCATGAAGTTGCATTTAATAAATGTTACTGATTGATGTAAAAGGAATGAGAAGTAATGACCCTCATTTACTTTTACAAACTAGAGTATCTTATTAATTTAAGGTACTCTTTTTATTAAAGTATTGCTCTTCCATGTTCATCAGCTTTAGCCATTTTCTTTAAACATCTTTTACAAGTTACCTCAGTATCTTCTCCTATATATATTACATCACTACAATCCATTCTTTGATTACACACACTATATACATCTATATCACCCATAACCTTTGCTTTAAACCCTACATGAGTAATTTTACCTCTTTTAATTAAATATACCTTCATAATTTCGATTCTCCTTTATTCTTCTATTAATTTATTTAACTTACCTTAAAATCAAGATCTTATGTGCTTATTGTTCTATAATTATCCAATCATCTAATATTTCTTCTGAAGATATTGACTCACATTCTTCAAATCCGAATCCTTCAACTACCAATAATAACTTCCTATTTTCTTTCTTATACCTATTATGTGTACAAACACTTTCTATTTCTTTATTCTCATCCAATGACTTAAAAGCTTCTGTTGTATTCACTGTCTTTTGAATTGGAATAAACTTCGCCATTAAAATACTTTCACATAGCCATTCTTGACTTTTATCACTCCATTCAAAAAAACCATTAGGTAACTTCTTTATTGTCCTTTTATCATAATGTCCACAATCATATAACACCTTAAATTCTGTATATGATGGCATTTTTCTAGCTTCAATTATATTTAACTTCTCATTCATTCTATTTTTCACTCCTTAACATTGTGTAAAATTTCCATTTTATTCCCAATATTCTACAATAAATACGTTACTGCTTTTAAGATTTGTTTTAAATTTGCTATTTCACCTTTTAACTTTTCTTCTATTCCTTTAAACTCTGCTAATTGTATATTTGAATCCTTAATTCCTTTTCTATAATTATCTATTATTTCTCTTAAACTCTCTTCCGTCTTAGCTTGTTCCATTGATTGATATTCTAATTCTGATATGTATGATTTTTGTTTATCTACTTTTTCTTCAAGTGATACTCTAAAATTCCCCAATGATTTATTAGCAGACTTATAGTTTTCATTTTCTTCTAATAAATTTTTGTATCCTTTTTTCATTTCTATATATTTATCATTTAATTCATAGAAATATTTATCTTTAAATTCTATTGCTTGATTCAATTGTTTATTTTCAGATAGTAGTTTGAAAAAAACTTTATTATATATGTCTTCAAACTTTTCGCCTTTTAATCCTTGTATTCCTTCCTTTTTAGCTAATTCTAATAATTTTTCTTGATAATTCATTTCTAACTCTCCTTTATTATATTAATTTATTTATATTTTATCTAATGCTAAATCCCATTTATTATTGATGCAATTACTAAAACCATTTAAAATATGTATGTATCTCTCGATAGTTCCTAATTTCTCTAAATACAGTGCCATGTCTGTAAAACCATTCTGATGCATCTCTAAATCAATATTTACGCCCCATTCTTCTTGATACACAACAGCCATCTTCTCATATACTTTTGAAATGTCTAAATTATTCTCCTTGCAAAATTCTTCAACTTTTTTAATTAGATATTCTGCTTTCATATTATTATCATTTCCTTTCATTTTTATCTTAATTTATTAACTTAAGATTATCTTACTACTTGTACTAATTATTGTCAATAGTTTATTTGTGTTAATTTGTTATTATATATAATAAACCATTTCCATCTCATTAATTGTATTTTCTAGTTCTTGTAAAGATATATAACATTCAAGTCCTCCTGATACTGTAATAGAATCATTTTCATATACTATAGGACTTAAAAACACAGTATTTAAAGGATTTATATATCTAACTTTATATCTTTTATTATCATAAGTTATATTGTAATTTTCATATTTATGCATTTTATAATCCTCCACTCCTATAAAATTATTGTAAATAGTTCACATCCTCTATATATTTACTACCTATTAAACTTTCATTCAACTTAGGATTTAGTGCATTACATACATCATATAATGCTTTTAAATAATCACTTCTATCATTGAAATATATAGCATTATTTGCGATGGCAAAGGCTTTGTTGTTATTATTAATCAATATAGTTTTTAAATTATTTCCAACATCTGTTTTAATATCAAAATATTCTTGCATAAAATCATCACTAAAAAAGAATCTGCCACTAGAATTTTCTAAAATAAACCCATGTTTTTCTGACGTCATTATTTTAAATAATTCTCCCAATTCAAATCCACTATATTTATAACATTGCTCATCTTGTGTTAATACAATTGATTTATATTCTTTTGTTAACATAACATCATGTCCAATTTCAAAATGTTTCATTTATTCATTCCTCCATTCTTTTAAAATTAAATTTTTATTAATAATACTATGACTCATTCACATATAATTGTTATCTATAACTTCATTATTTATTAGTAAGTCTCTAAATTCTTTATTTGAATGTATTTGTGAATTTATATACATCTTATCTTCAAATTCTATAACTCCACAATCTGGATAGAAATTTGTGAAAAACATTAATATTTCTTTATCATTAGTAATAAAAATATGATAATTCTCATATTCAAGATACTTTATTTGTTTATTATTTAACTGATTAAAATTTTCTAATATTACTAGTTCTTTCATTTTTATTTTCCTCCCAATTTTATTGTTATTTTATGTTAAATCTAAATATTTATATAGACTTAATTTCTAGATAAATACTTTTTTATCATTTCTTCATTGCGTTCAATTATTTCAAAATGACTTCTTCTATATGCTTTATAAGATTCTCCTGTATCGTCAGTTAGATAATATAAAAACAAATCCATACTTTGAATATTATTATATATTTTCCCAACCGTTAAATTATCATCTGAATATTTATAAGTACATTTCACTGCTGTTATATAAGTACTCATTACATACCTCCTATTTATCACTTGTAAAATATCTGATTAAATCGTCTTTAAATTCTCGCATTGCTTTTTCTGCTACTTCTTCAGATATAAAATAAGTTTCACTTATATATTTATAATCCCTAGTTTCATCAATAATTAATTCTTTACTGTCATAATTATAAGCTATGCTGTATTTTAAAGAGTTATTGTTCCAATCAATTTCTCTTTCATTATTTTCAAAAGCAAACTTCTCTAAATTCCTATGTAGCAACTGTTCGAAAGCAATTCTTTTAGCTTTGTCTTTGGTTTTATAATAATTTAAATTTTCAATACGTTGTTTGTTAAATTCGTCATCCTCATAACCTTGATAATACACTTTTCCATCTAAATGTATATACCAATATATTTCATTTTCTTTAGGAGTCCACCATTCTTTTTTATTATCTTCTTTCTCAATTTGTTTTTGTACATTTTCTATCTTTTCTTTAAATTCTTTTTTAATTTGCTCCAATTCATTTAATAATTGTTCTTTCTTTGACATATTATTACTCCCTTTTTCTAATATTTTAATATATTCTATAGCTTCTCTTGATAAGAAAGTTCCTCCCAGTTCTTTTGGGTAATCAATACCTATACAATTATCATCATTTTTTATTAGTTTGCCTTTAATAAATTTGCGTTTAAACCTTGGTTCAGTCTTCATTATAACTTTTGTTCCTAAAGATATTTCCTGAACTAAACCATTTATAATGTCTTTTGCATAATATATATTTTTCAATTTTATCCCTCCTTAATTTTCCAAATAAAAGTAATATTTTACTGTATTAAATTTTGAAAGTCATTCCAATCAAACAAAAAATTTTCCTTTATATATCCACCATAATTAATTAAGTCAGTTTTAAAATCTTGATGATTTTTTAAATATTCTTCAAGTCTATCAATTTCTCTATCTATTTGATTTGATGTTCCAGTTGCAGTAGGATAAACACGGTCTTTACTTATGCAATACCAAAACTTACCTATAGAAGTATTAATTAAAAATATCCAACCATCTATCCACAAAGTTCCTATAACATCACTTGAAGATTCAAATGTTTTATATTCTTTTGCTTTATTTAATATCTCATTACTGTTTAGTTTTATTCTATTTCTAAAAAATTCATTATATTTTCGTTCCATACATTTCTTTACCAAATCTATTTTTTTATCTTTGTAATTAAAACCGTACGTTCCTAATACCTTTTTTAATTCATTATTTTTATAACTTTTAATTTCGTTGTAATAATCTAATATTTCCATATCTATTTTCTAACCTCCAGTTTAATTTATTTCACCTTAAAAGAAGTAATTTAAAGTCTTATCCATATCCCATCATTAAAATACCTTTCAACTTCTTTTGTGTCATATTCTACTTCATATTCCTCGTTTTCATATGTATATTTTATAATACTTTCTTCTTCGTTGATTTCTACAATATAATCTCCAATGTATTCTCCAAAATCTATGGCTTGTTGTTGAAGTTCATCATTTAATTTAAATTCAATTATTTCCATTAATCATACCTCCTTAATATCTTATATACCCTATTACACACCAGTTTGAACATTTCTAACTTTATAATCATAACAATCTTTACCTATGTATTCATATATATTAATGTCCATTTCTTGTGATTGTAGGAATAATTTAAATTGCTCTGACATTTTTGATTTGTTTATAATTATCCACTTCCTTATATTAATTTATTTATAACCATAATATTACTCTTATTATTTTATATTGTCAATTAATTTCTGTTAATTTGTTTATAGACTTATGCTAACACTATTACAAACTCTTTTATCTTCATCGTCAGTAAATTCAACAAAACTAGATATATATTTATCCCATATCTGTCCTTCTATTTCAATTCCTAAATCAAACTTTGTAGCCTTGCTAATTGTTCCTATTGGTATATTATCTTTAATAATTGGTTTATTTATATAACTTTCTGCTTCAATTTTATAATCATATATTACTGTTTTAATTGTCATAAAGAAATCCTCCACTTACTCTAAATTCTTCATTTTAATATAACTCAACTCGTATTTTTATACCTATTGTATATAAATTGTTATAGATTAATTTATATTTCTGATCTTCTAAAGTTCCTTCAATTTCAATTCTATATTTTTGTTTTTCTGTAATCATATCATCTTTATCTTTTTTGTATTCTGGATAAATATGATATTGTATCTGTCCTATTATAAATCCCTTTGGTAATACAATTTCTTCATCAAAACAATTTAATGATGTTAATTTTATATCATCCCATCCTTCTAATACAAACTCTGCTGATTCAAATTTATTAGTAAAATCTTCTTTTAATTTATCTAATATTTCTTCTATTTTTGTAAACCTTGTTGAATTTGTCGCTGTTATTTTCATAATTATTCCTCCTCATCTTCATTTAAATATAGTAAACAATCTGTGCTAATTTTTAAAGTTCCACACTTTGGACACGCTAATATCTCAACCTTTTCATCATATGTATCATCATCTCTGTTTTTCTTTTGAATTGTAGCTACTAGATTTATTTTTACAAACTTATTATCAAAATCCCATGATTCATATTTACAAGCTTCACATTTCATTATTATAACCTCTCTTATTTTAAATATTTTTCTAATTCATCACCAAGAAATTGAAAATCTTGTAAATCTCCACTCATTTCTGGTTTAGCAAATTTTACATCACTTTTCTCACTGGCTTTCTTATAGAATTTTTCAGCTATCATTTTCTTTAATTGTTCAGTTTCTTCACTATCAGAATTGACTATTTCTTTAAATATATCTTTTCTTGTTAATTCTTCACATGAACATAATGCCGTCCACATTGACTCATTAGTGAATATTAATTGTTCTATAAAATCATCTGTTTCTTTTTTAGTAAATTTCATAATTTTTATGCCTCCTAAAGTCCCTATTTAAGCCGTTCTTAAAACCTAATATTACCATAAAATGGCTCTTTTAAAGCCTTTACATCTATTCTTTCTTTGGAAATTCTATTAATTTTCCTTCTTTTTTAACTCCATTCATTTCATCTATATCTTCTTCTTCCATTCTTGTGTTCATTTGATCTTCTGCTTGCTGACTTATATGATTATCAATTAACCATATATTTATTTCTTCATGAATTTCAAAGCCAATTGATATATCATCAGTATTAACCATTTTCTCCATTAATTTTTCATATTCCCTATATTGCACTTCAGTATATAATTTTTTCATATTTAAATCCTCCTATAATAACTCTTTAATAAACATATTATAATCACAACTATTAATTTCTAAACCTAATTTACTTATATATTCATATAATTCTTTTTCTTTCTCACTAAATATATTCTTTAATGCTGGAACATAATTAGCTTTTTCTAGGGCAAAATATAATTGTTGGCTATCTAATTCTGCAAAAATATAATATTGTATATTATATAATTTTGATAATCTTCTAAGTTCTTTAACTTCGTATTTTGACAACGCAGTAACATCAATTACTTCATTCTTCTTATTAATAATAACGCAATGTCTAACTAAATAGTGGTCTTGCCCTCCAGTATAACAATAACCAATTTTATATTCTCCCTTATGGTAATCTTCTAATAATAGATTTGCCAATATGTTTATACAATTATTATAACAATGACCTTTTTCAATTAAGTCTTTGGATTCTAAATACAACTCATATGTTTTATTTATATTTAATTTTAAATTTTTTATCATTAGCTTTTCCCTTTCATTATAAACTTATTGCTTTATTGACTTATATTTTTTATTAATTCTTTTATATTTATTTCAGATTCATAAATACTTTCTAATAAATTTAATGTCTTCTTTAATTGAATATCATCTAAAGTATTTAATAACAATACATTTTTATCTATTATAATATTTTGATTCTTTATATTAAAATTATGTTCATTTGTTTTGCAAATATAACCATCTAATAATTTTATATATTCCTGTATTTTTGTTTTACACAATTTAAAATCACCTCTCTCATTTATTGATATATTCCCTCAAAATAATCTTCTGTAATATCATTATCTTGTTCATCATATATTAATTCACATTCTTCACATTCAAAGAAATCCAAATCTTCCATTTGCTTTAACTCATTGCCACATCTTTTACAATCCATTTTACTCACCTCGCTTCAATTAAAAGATATTTTAACACTTTATTTTCAAATCTATTTTATAGCAACCATTTTCCTGTATTTAAATCAATGAATTTCGATAGTTTTATATCTGAATGAAATTCATCACCATATTCACCTGCTGAAGTCCGAGCATTTAATTTAAAGGGTATATTATATAATCTTCCACTTTTTGTTTTAGAAATAAGATTATTTTCAATAAAGTACAATAGAATCTTTTTATGTGTTCTGATATCATCACAATTAAGATAAAAACAAGTAACTCCTATTTCTTCATCTGTATGTTTTGATTCACCAACAATATTCTTTTTTATGGTATCCTCACATATTTTAGCTACAAATTCTTTATCTTTAAAGAAATACATCCATTTTCCAGATTTATTAGAATCAAACTTATAAAATTCATCAACATAATGAATCCATCCACAACGTTTTATTATTTCCATAATTGTATCTCCTTTTATGTTTTTATTTTTAATAAAAGATAGAATTTATGTTAATAACAATTTTTTCCCTTCATGTTTTATCATTTACAATTTCCCTTTCCAATATATAATACTTTTAAAATTAAAATATTCTTTGACTTCATATGGTTCTGTCAATACTCCATGTATTTCATTATCTTGAAAATAAAATGAATACTTCTTATCTAATATTTGAACCTTAATTGTTTGACCTTTTTTATCACATTCTATAATTTTACCTTTTACACTAAAATATTCATCAAGTTCAAATAATTCTCTATTTGTTTCATTGATAAATTCTTCTATTTTCTTAACTATTTCTTTTTCTTCCATTTTATAATTCCTCCCCTATTTTATAATTTAATTCTTCTTCCATATCTTTAACAATTCCAATTCGACAACATTCAAATATCTTATAAATTTTATCTTTAGAATCCTTTATAAATTCGTTACATTCTTCCATATCTTCAAACCATTCATAAGTAGTATATCCTTTCACATGTATATAAGTTAATAATATGTTTCTATCCATTATACTTCCTCCTCATATGCCCATATATTTAATACTTGATTACTGTATGGTAATTTTATACCTTTACTTTCAAAAAAATCTCTAATAAATTTTTCACATTCTTTATTAGGATTAGGTAACATGTATTGTGAATCTATAAATTCATCTACTATTTGAAGTTTATAGCTTTTTACAATATTATTAACTTGACCATCTCTGATTATTCTTAAACAAGTTCCTTTATCTTTTAATGTTGAATTTATTTCTTCTAATATTTCAGTTGTTATTAAATCTTTTTGCATTTCAATTCCTCCTAAATTTTGTTAAAATATAGTTTTTAAGGTCTTATTCACACTCTTTACCTTGCAATGCTCTTTCCAATATTTCTTTTAAATTAAATATATCTTCATATGTCAAATTATTCTTAAAATATTTTTTATCTCTTGATGCTTTATTAAACAAGGTAAATAAATTTTCTTCAACTTCTATTATATTATACCAAGTTTTTAATTCGTCAGTTACAACATAATATTTAGATTCCAAATGTTTTAGAAGTTCATTGTTATCTAACCTAATACTTCCTTTAGCGGTTCTTTTTATGATCTTTCTATTCCTAACAGTATAACTATCACCCCAAGAGTTCCATTCAATTTCAACTAAAGTATCACCTTCTTTTAGATTGTTCCATATTACTTCTCTTTCTTCTTTACTTATTATTGGCAATTTTAAATCTTTCATTTGATTCCACTCCATTTCATTATTAATATTATATCCAATTTATATGTATCTGTCATTCCTTATTAGCTTATCTTTAGTATAAATCTTCCAACCTAATAAGTCAATAGTCTTTCTATTAATTTATTTAAATAATATAAAAAGTTTCTAACAAATTTAATCTCTGCTAGAAACTTCTATGTTGTTATTTAATTAAATCCTCCTAATATCCATTGAATTATTTTTATTGGTAACCAAAGTAACCACATTATTAGCCATACCCAAATAGGTATACACAATGGAAAGAATCCATCTGAAAAATCTACCCATGTCCAATGAAAATCTCTTATATCTTTAGGTTTTATAAACCAAAAACCTATAAACATATAAATTCCAAAAGCTATGTACATCATACAACCTCCTTTCTTCTGTTAATTTATTTACCTTCAAATTAGAATTTTAACAGAATACTTTTTCTAATTCAATTCTCTTAAATCTACATTCAATAAATTCATCTCCTACTTTTAAATTCACACTTATAGGATATTCAGGATATTTTACATCTACACCTAACACATATCCTATTTTACCTTTCATATTTTTTAAATCTTCTATTTCTATCTTGACCATTGCTTTGTCACCAATTAATAAATCGCCTAATAATTCTTTTTCGGCTAAAGTAGGTTCACAAAATTCTTGATAGAATATTCCTGTCATTTCATCTTCATTTATATCTTGTTTGACTTGTTCTTTTACTATTTTAGTAGCCCTTTTGGCTAAATCCCATAGATCTTTACTCATTACAATTTATCCTCCTTTAATAATCTATTTCATTGCCATCTTTATCTAAGCATCTTTCAGCACCATATGAAAATTGATAATATACTCCACATTCACACTCTAGTTCTTCTTCACAAGTCATAGGATTCAATAAAGACAATCCTTCCCAATGAATCTGTTTCATTTCTTTGCCACACTTTGGACAATTCATAATCTCACTTCCTTTCAACTTCCAATGAAACATTTATTTTATTTGCTTTTTAATTTGAACACTCTATCATATTTTTAATAACTGTTACTGTGTTTTTCAAAGCTTTATTTAATATTTCCTCATTAATTTCAACATCTCTTACATCACCACTTCTAGACATTCCAGCACATACACAATCTGTTATCATTTCTAATACATCAAGTAAATTTACATCTTCAGGACAATTAGATAATAGATGATGTCTTTCTTTGGCTATATGTAGTTGATACCATTCGTTATTAACAAAATCAGTTCCTTCATTCATTGTTGATAAAAGGTTATTATAAAATAGTTCTTCATCAGTTTTCTTCGTAATATCATGAGAGAAACCTATATCCATTATCATATAAGCTAACTCTTTCATGACATTTTTAACATCTCGCCTATGCATATCATTTGCTTGTTGAAATTCCTCAAAACTTACATCTTTTTTAGCCGTTCTTGTGTCTCCATTTGGATTTTTATAAATTTTTACCATATACTCTCCTCCTTATATTTACCATAAAATAACATATCTATCGTGTTTTTAATCCCATTTAAATTTTTTACAACTTATTTTACTAGGTATAAAAGAAACATCGCTTTCTATTGGCTTTAATATATCAATAGGCAACTCTTTTGTATAATTACAACCCCTAAGTTTGCAATCTTTACATATAGTAACTCTAAATTCATCAGCTCTTTCGTCATAGGATTTAGAGTTATATTCTTTAATCATATATTTATATAACAATTTTGACATTGTTTCTTTGTCTTTTTGTAAATATTCATATTTAGTTTTTATTGTTCTTAATTCTTCTATTTCTTTAATTAATTCATCAATCATTTTCCTATCTCCTTTTTATAATTTATTAATATTCCATTCAAATCCATATTTTATTGCCTTTTTATTTATTAAAAGTCTCTTTATATAATTTATCTATTTTCTTTTCTAAAGAATTACTAGCTTCTGAGCCATCAGATTCACCACACATCATATCACTTAACCATAATATTTCTGAATCAGATAATTCTAATACTTTAATTTTATTTTTTAATTCATTATACATATTAATATCCTCCCATCTTTTAATTAAACATTTAAAACCGTTGGAAATCCTAAATATTGTACACTGTCCACATCTTCTTGTTCCTCATATGTTTTAATAGTTTCTTCAATGCTATTATGATTTATTTCTTCAATGTCATCATCGCCATCAGTATAATTAATTAGTATTAATGGTTTGCTTTTATTATCTATAATTTCTGGCAAACTACCATAATGTTTTCCTTGACCAATAAAATTACTATTTATGAAACTCTTAATTACCTCATAATTTTCACCTCTTATATCAAAAAATTGTTCTCCATCTAAATCTAAAAACATTCTCTTCATCTTAATCTCTCCTTTATATTTTCTATTAATTTATTCTATTAAAATCAACCATTTACGGTAATTTCCTAGAACTGATTTTTATTTTTAATTCTAGGAAGTTATCTGTTTTTATTATTTTAAAAATTCTGCAATTTCATCTAGTTCTAATTCAGTTTTCTTTTCATCAGATAATAACTTATCTAATTTAGACTCCATAACTTTAAGTTTTATTTCTTCATCTTTTCTAGAAAGAATATCTAATTTGGTTCTGACATCTACTATCCATTCGCCCACCTTGTATCCACTTATTTTATAATCATCTAACATGCCTAAATCTTTAGCTGATAACATATAACAGTTTAATCTAACCATAAGTGGAATCAGTTGTTCTTTTTGCAAAGTATTAAGATTGAGTCTAACACCATCTAATTCTATAGAACAATTTGTTATAGGTATAAATCTGTTAACACCTTCTAATTTATTTTTCTTTTCTGCAATTTGTTTCTTTAACTCCATTATCTTTTTATCATTTATATTACTCATTATTTATCTCTCCCTTTCATATAGCTTTCCATTTTGTAAGTATTTATTTTTATACATTGGTTGGAATTCGTCATATATTTCTTTTAGTGTTGTATTCTTTATAAATCCGTTTTTATAAGTATCTGATTTATTATAAATATTATAATCATCAGTATCGTATTCACCTTGTTCATCTCTTCTTTTATCTAATTCCATTCTATTGTTTTCGCCACTATAAAAATAAAACCACCTTCTTTTATCTGCATCTTCTTTAAATTCTTTAAAAGTATATTTAAATAATTTATCTTTACTTTCATCATAAGGGGAGTATTCAGTTTTTCTTTCTAGTCTATCAAATAAATCAGCATAGTTTTCAACACATTCTGAAGATACTATATCTATAAATTTATCTCCTAATGATTTTAATATTAATGTTTCTAAATAAGGCTCATCTCTGTAATTCAAAGACTCCTTCACAAAGAAATGATGTTTACCTTTATTTACATCTTTATAGATATAATCATAGTCATAACCATATCTGCTATTGTTTCTATATACTTTTTCTGAATCTCTTGACCATTTATCAAATCTTCCCATGTAAATCCATTCGTTCATTGATTTATCTTTATATGTAGCACCTATTATTAAGTCTTTTGCTTTAAATTTTTTATTCTCAAATAATACATCATTAAACTTTTGAATTTCTTGATAATCTGGAGATGATGTAGGAATTAATATTAAATCTTTTCCGTCCCATCCATATACAAATTCCCCTTCAAGCCCTTTTCCTTTTATTGCACTAGTATTTTCTAATATATATAATAGGTTTTCTATAGTTATCTCAAATTCAAAATCACGACTATCATAGATTCTTACATATGCTTGTCTATGATCCCAACCATTTGAGTAATCCCCTACTTTCTTGTTTAAAACAAAACCTTCAGTTGGAACATTATCATATATTATGTTGTCTATTTCATCATCCCTCCAACTATTCCATGAAGTTTCTTTTCTTAAAACTCCTTTATTGTCAAAATAAATAACATAAGCTAATTTCTTTGTATATGTATCTTCTCTATTTCGAAATCCTACATTTATTTGTTTTGGTATAAAAATATTACTTTTCATTTACTCATTTCCTTTCTTCTATTAATTTATTTAACACTTGTTAAAATTAACTATTTATCTGCTTTGATATCTTTCAAATAATTCAACCATAGACATATGATTATATCTAGCTAAATCAACTGCTACTGCACATATATTACTTTCCGTAGAAACACCTAAACAATAACATAAATAATCTAATAAGTGGTCATATTCCATATCATCAATCTCTTCATCATCTTCATATAATGGTTGCCTTAATGAACTAAAACATTCTAAAGCTTTGCCATTAATTATCTTTTGAGTATTTAGACTTCCCATATTACTGCCTTCAGCATATCTCCAACAACTATCAAGCCAATCATTTTCTGAATATTTATCATCACATAATATATCAAATTCGTCTCTAGTTATACAATAAACTCTTATTTCTTCAGTTTCTTTCCAATCATACCCTTTCCAAGTTAATTTAGGGTTTATATTTAATCTTTTGAATTCTTTCTTTGGATTTCCCCATATTAATATTTCTATCATTTATTACTCTCCTCTAACATTTCATTGATTTGATTTATTTGTTCTTCTAAATCTTTTCTAATTGTTATAAAGTCTGTTTCTTCAATAACTTTACCTTTTTCATCCAATACAACATCATAAATAATTTTTAACTTCAGCTCTCTATATGTAAACTCTTTATTTTCACAGTTCCAAATTTTATTCTTAAAATCTTCATACCAAAATATTAAAACTTCTTTTATACTTCTAAACTCTAAATCCACACCTGAACCTACATTCATTTTTATAACTTCTTTTAACATTTTAATCATTCTCCTTCATACTTATATATTATTATCTTAATTTATTATTTATGCTTTTCTGTAAAATGAACTATTAAGAATAAAGCTATTGACACACCTACAGAAAACATTATTGCTTGCATTATTCTTGTTCTTCTAAAATCCATTTATCTTGCATATACAAAAATACTGGACATGGTCTATAAGTTCCATTAAGTTCTATCATCAAATCTCCATATACGCCTTTGAAGAGTTTGAATTTATCATCACCAACTCTTTTAAATTTTCTATCCTTATTTGAAAGTTTATTTAAAAATGCTATTACTTGAAACATCGTACATTCCATTTATTTTAATCCTCCTTTATAAATCCATCTAATAATGTGTAATTCAAGAAATTTTTATCTCTAAAATAAATATACATTTCATCATTATTTTTAAAATTCAAATCTCCTTTAAACCCTTTAAACTCACTCATTTCATATGTTAACCTTTTAATAATATTAGATATACTATCCCCTCGTCTAATCATTCTAAATATTCTTATATACCAAGGCGTTTTTATATATAATGTTTTAATTTGAACATCTATATTTTTTTCTTTTAAACTTTTTACTCCTGTAGGGAATAATAAATAAAAGTCTTTATTTTTTAAATCTTCTTCTATAGTATAATACCTATCTATTTTATCTTTATTTGGAACGGGTTGTCTTGCAATTGCTATAGCCCATTCCTCATTAGCTTGTTCTTCAGAAACAAATAAATGTGTATTTTCTCCTTTAAATCTTGGTTTACGTGTAGTTCTGCTGATTACTTTTTTCATATTGAAATCTTGGCATATTTTATCAGTGATATAATCTTTACCTGCTCCAGACTTTCCTACTGGTACATATAATATGTTACTCATTATATTTCACCTCCAAAAACTGAAATATAAATTCCTTTTATTTTGTCTTTTTCTTTATAATGGATTCTGCCACATCTGTTGCTTTTACTATTATGTATTTCTGTAATTGTATTTGTTCTATTATCTTTGACTATTTTGAGGTAGCCATAATAACAAATATCTCTATCTTCATTAATACTATCAGTACTTGAACTATAAAACCCTCTGTTTAATTTGTACTGGATTTCAAAATCTGTAAGGTTATGACTTTTATTAGTAGTCTCTCTGTACTTATTAATTACATCTTTTTTAACTTTCAGCCAAGGAAAACCATTCTCAGTTAATTTACTTTTTAATTGTGATTTTTTAAATAATTTAAACATTTCTTTAACCTCTTTCTTCTATTAATTTATTTGAATTACTTTCCATACATATTTCCATAACCCTTACACCATGTTCTTGTATAATCATCTTTAATTATTTTTCCATCTCGTATTAACAAATATCTACTCATACTTCCTTTATTATCTTCTTGATAATACCCAGGATTACTCTCAGTTTCTTTTTCTTCTTCATAATTAATATCTTCCCAATAATTTTCTTCCTCATATTGAAAATCAATTCGACCTTCAGCATTTGGAAAATATTTAAGTAAAAACTTTATCCATTCATAAGCTGGATTTCCATAATTCTTTAATTCTGTTCCAAAAAATATGTATACTGAACCATTTCCTCCACCATTAGCTATAGTGTCATGACATACCCATTTTCTTTCTAGTGTATCATTATCTGAATCTTTTAAAGTTGCATCTGATTCAAAATATTCTTTTGCTTGTTCTAATTTACTTTGTATTTCTCCTAAATTGTCACATCCTATACTATCAACATTTAACCATCCTCTTACTTGTGTATACATTCCCATTTTTCATTTCTCCTTTTCTCATTAATCTATCATTTTTGTAATTTGTTCAATTTTAAACTCTCTCATACTTCCATATACTCACTCATACTCTTGTTTTCAAGTCTAACTTTTAATTAAAATCAGTATTTAAAAATGAAAATGATTATCAATTGTTAATTCTCTTCTAAGTACCACTTTGCTTCTTCCAAAACAGTTCTAAATTCAGATTCTGTTAATTTCCAAGGTAAAACTGCCAGTATGTTTCTTAATGGTAAATACTTTCCTTCTAACAACAACTTATAATCCTTGTTAATACATTCTTCTCTACATGGCAAGACATCCTTACATAAGCAATTTACTATTTCATGATCAATTCTACACAACTTTCCTGACTTAATTATGTTCATAAAGTTTACAGGTGTTCCTACTTTAATAAATCTTTGATTTGTATTTACTCCTACAGAATCATTTTTAGCACCATTAAAGATAAATTTAATATTTCCATTCACTTTTTTAATTGATTTAATTTCCCATAGTGGACTATCACTCTTATATTCTTCTCCATCTTCAATATTATTAATTACTTCTTGTAACTTATACTCTTTCACTTGCTTGTCCTCCTTAATTCTTTCAAATCTACCCTTGTTATACCAACAGTTACCTTTATTATCTTTTACGTTATATTCTGTTTCATCTTCTTCTAAAACTTCATACATACTTTGTTTTGTTAAATTTTCAAAACATCCATTGTTGTTTACGCACATAACTTTGAACAAATTATCACTCATATTCTTTTTAACTCCTTTACTATTCTAAACTTTTCGTTTAATTTGTTATAGACTCTATTTATAGCTTCCTGTCTTATGTATGGTTGTCTTTTATCTTCTGGAATTTCACTTAAACATCTTTTCATAAATATTACCTCCTTAATCATATCTTACAACTTTTCTTATTGCTTGTCTATATTTATATTAATTTATTTATATTAAATCTTTATCTAAACCATACTTTAATATTATTTTATTAATATCTAGTCCATTAGACAAATCAGTATGAATTATATTTAAAGCCATAGCATAAGAATTTGAGGTTCTAGTATTTATATCCTTGCATAATTTTTGTAAATATATTTCACTAATATTAAATTCTTGCGATAGGCTTTTTATGATATTATCATATGTAATTAATTGTGATTTTGCTTGAGATTGCAAATCTATTAAACTCATAATTCTCCATTCTCCTTTAACAAAATTTCTAAATCATTTATAACTTCTTCTAGTTCTTTATTGTCTTCATTCTGCTTCAACCTGCGTTCACAAACTAATTTAATTCTATTTATTCTAGACTTAGGCAAATAATCACTAGGATTTTCAATTTTATCTTTTATAAAAAATAATTCATTACTTGCTTCTATTCTTCTTGATTCCATTTCCTTATAAGATTTTTCTAGCTTAACAATTCTTTTCTTTAATTTATTTATGTATTTTTCATCACAAGTATTATAAAACTTTGTTACTTCTCTACTTAATGATCTTATCATAGAATTCTTTAGAATATCCATTTCTACTTTTAGTTCTCGTTTCTTTGGTTTCTTTAATAATGTTAAACATATATTATCTCTACATTCATAACTACCATATACACCTATTTCTTTGGGGATTTCATCTTTAATTTGCTCATATAATTCTTTAGGCATAACATAGTAGTTATAGTGACCTACAAAATTATGACCATGTTCGCTATGAAAATCTGACTTACTTATCTTAATCTCGTAGCATCTAAAAATATCTTTTGTGTCCATCGTCATATAATCTACTCTACCTTTGCCATACCATCCTAGAGTCACTTCAAAACAACCAAAGATTGCTCTAATAGAGGTTTCTTTATATATGGTTTGTTCAATTTTCTCAGTTAATTCTGTTTTAGCTATTTTAATCACCTTCCTTATATTTCTTTACCTTCAAATTCATATAATTTTTTAGCACAATGAGTTTTAAAATTATCTACAGTATTCACAGTCCAATAACAATCTAAACTTTTATCTTCCCAAACCATAACTCTTACGCCTTTTGCATAACACCTACTATTCCATGATAAATCTACTTCTTCAATTATTTCCACAATATAATATTTTGGTATCATATTTTTTCTCCTTTCTAATTGATAATAATTCCCATTAAAACACGTCTTTTAACAAAATTTTACATTTAATCATTAGCCTAAACTTACCTTAATTTTATTTATTACATCTTTAACAATAGGAATTACTTTATTTACTCTATCTCCTGTATTATAATCCATATCAAATTCATGTTCATCTCTACACATCCACGTTCTATCAATTATAGCTTCTTTATACTTATTCAATAATAGTTCTATATTACAGTTTTTAAACTCTTCTCTTTCCTCCTTTGATAGAATACTTAAAAAGTCTTCTGCTATTTCATTTTCTTTATACTTTAACTTTTCATCAATTATATCATCCATAATATAAACTATAGAATCTAAAGTAACAACTTCACCACTTTCTAAAATCAAATTATTATCTTTTATTTTTGATATTTTAGCCTTATAATACTCATATTGCTTATTATTAACTAATGTTGTTATATCTAAAATATCTCCTATAATATAAATGGACTCTACTCTATTCTTATCCAATGTATTATTATCAGCATAACATTCATAGATTTTATTATATTTTATTTCAAATCTATTCTTCCAGTTTTCATTTTCTACATTATGCTTATCTAATGAATATTGAACAAAACTAGATACACATTTAAATAGTTCCTCAATAGCTTTTCTATCTACATATGGAGTTCTAATTCCAGCACTATTTAGATCGCCTTGACAATTAAAAGTAGTTCCACAATAAACTATATATCTTTCATCTTTTCCTTCTGAATCTACACTCTTGTTTATCTCATAGAAATCATCACAAGCGAATCCTTCAGTTGTTTGTACTTTTGAATATCTAATATCTCCACTTTGATATTCATGTTTTTGACCATCTATTCTAGTGTCATCATTTAATTGATAATCAAGAATCCATTTTAAATCCAATATCATAGGAAAATCATGAGTACATCTACTACCTACTAATTTCCATTTTATAATTTCATTGTCGTTATCATCCCAATCTACTACTATCTTCTTAAATACTTTTACTGTATAGTAATAATACATAATTCCTTTTTCACTTGTTAAGTTTATATAGTCATCAAACCCTTGTATTGATGGATTTGAAAATTCTAAAATCATAAAATCGCTTTCCCATCTGAACCTATTCTTTATTCTTTTAAATTTAAAACCTTTCATAGTTTCTATGCCTCCATTAATTTATTTATATTTACATATATTTCTTTATTCTTGTCTAAATTATAATCTGTTTCTACTATTTCATAATCATCTAATACTTTTGATTTTTTAATTTTATTATATATTATATCTTCTTCATCTAAAAACATATTTTGATACTTTTCATATCCTAATTTATCTACTGATAATTTATGTATAAACGACATATTTAACATATTTTTATCGTTATCTATAAATGGATTTTCAAAATTAAATTCATTTTCAAATTTCCATGTAGATTTTCCTCCTTTAAATATTTTTATTTTTGCTATTACATTAAAACTACATGGTGTAAGATATTCATATTTTGTTGGATTTACCCATGCATTGCTTCTTATACGACAACTCGTAACTGTTAAAAGATAGCCTTCTATAGAAGATTGTTCTTCTTTTAATGGAATAAATATTCTCTCTACAGATCCGTTATATTTTAATTCTATCACTTTCATTTTTAATTCCTCCTAAATATTACCATAAAATATCACTTCTATTCAATTTTATTTCTTCTTCCATATTTCTTAGCATCTCTTAAATAATTATAATCATCTTTTACTCTACATTCTTTACAAGCATCCCATAAAAGACTTTCTTGCGTATAATCGGTATATCCTAAATATTCACATGTATAAACTATATCACGACATGAATTTCTTGGAGTTGTCCAACATTCTTCATTGCAATTATTGGCATGTTCACAATTTGTTTTGTTTCTTTTTATAGTTGTTATGTATTTTCTCCAAGGACATTTTGCTTTTGGGTTATAACAATAACAAGTATCTTTAGGAATCCATTTCTTCATTGCTCTCTTTTTCATATTATCACTTCCTTATGTATTTCTATTAATTTGTTTGTCTAAACTAATATTATCATAAACTACCAATCAATGCAATAGTAATTCTATTAATTTATTTAAATATTTTAAAAAGCAATAAAAGAGAACTATAAAAATTCAATTATAGTTCTCACAACTCTGTTATTTAGTATTTTCTATAGCATAATTAATTCTATTTAACAAATTGCTTATGGTAACATGCTCCATAAACTGATACTTTTCATTCCTAACCTCATTATTAACGTAGTAGTCTTTTGCATTCTCTATTAAAGTATTTATATAATGTCTTGAAGTTCCAGTACAACATATAACTACATCATAACTCACTAATTTTGAAATAATCTTTAGTGGACTTTCTGAATAGGTATCAAATCCACTAACTTTTAAATTATATTTCTTTAACTCACTTATATATAATTTTTGATTAAATGAATTAATAATCAATACTTTTTGATTATTAAAATTTTCATAATTGATGTATTCTTTTTTTATATTCCCTGTTCTAATCACTTTAAGCTTATTATCTTTTCTTAAATTCATTTCATAAAGATGGCTAATCAACTCTTCTTTACTTTCAATATAAGGATATATATTTGTAATTACATATTCATTATTTTCATCATTAAATTCAGCTACGCAAAAGACTTCTTCTAAATCTTCTATATAATACTTACTAGCATTTACATTATCAAAAGTATTCCCATTATAGTCTATATAAATGTATTTATCATCGTTATTCTTTAACATACCCATAGATTCTTTTATTTTAACTAGAACATGTCTAGGATTATCTGATTTTATACTTAGTTTATTTTCTTTTGTAGTATCGACTACAATTTCTTTTACTTTTTCAGTAGGTTCATATATTTCTAATTTTTTTCTTAAATTTTGATTTTCCACACTTAAGCTATACTTATCATTTTCCAATGATTCTATTTGTTGCTTATACAAATTACTATATCCATCAAGTTTATTGATTCTTAAACTGTCTACATCCTTAATTAACGTTGAAATAATTTCAGTTTTACCACCTAATTGAGTCCTTAAGTCTCTGTTTGAAACTGATAATAATTCTAATTTTTCACTAAGTTTTCTAAGCATGTTTTGTTGCCCTATCTGTCGCTTGTATTTATAATATTCTTTTGATAAATCTTTATGAACTTTTTGTAATATATAATATTGTAATTTAATATCATCATATTTTTCTTTTAAGTTCACAAGGTTAGTCTTGTTTATATTTATATCATCATTTAACTTCTTATTAGTATTAGCATATGATAAAATTTTCTTTTCTAATTTTTTAGATTTTGTAATAGCTAATGTTTTTTCAACTTTTAATACTTTCATTTGATTTTTAAGTATCTTTAGTTGTTCAGCATGTTTATTAATCTGAATTTTGTCATTGTTGCTATCCTCCTTATTATCAACTTCAATAATCTCATTATTTTTAGTCAATTCCTTAGATTTTTCCTCAAATTGTTTCTTTAATAACTCTCTCTTTTCTTCCATGAGTTTTTTATTTTTATCTACTATATCTGGTGGTTTTCCAAAGTTTTTTATTATTATTCCATAGCCCATTAATGTACACCTCCTTAATCTATATTATAGACTAAGATAGTATTAATATTCACTATATACCATTTTTCAATCTAATATATCATACAAAAATAAGGAAAGCATTTAACCCTCCTTACGTAATTCTGTTCCATCAATGATTAAATTAACTTTTCTACAATCTAACTTATCTTCATTTCTATATTTTATATCATAATAATCATTTATATCCAATACAAAATTAGACAAATGCCATATTCTAGTTACTCCATCTTTGTTAATTCTAGTAATTATAAATCCACTTATATTGATTAACCATTGATATTTTGACACTTTTGAAATATCTTCTTTATCTATAATCACTTTTACTTCGCTATTATTTCTTTTAATGGATATATATGCAATATCACCACATTCAATAATTAAATTTTTATGAACCTTTGTATGTTTTGTTTCTTCATTATTAAGCAAATTTAGTTCTTTTTTAACCTTTTTCCTTCTGTCGTATTCAATCTCAACTGCACCTAACCAATTAAAAAATATATGCATTATTTTATATATATTAGCTTTACATATTATTTCTTTTGGATACCATATTTTAAATTTTTCTTCTATGGTTACAAAATCTATATCATATTTCCCATTATATAATTCATATAAATAATCCATTCTTGCAGAACTCTCTAAATCATATAGTGCTATTCTCTTTATATTTATAACCTTACACGCCTTGTAAATTCTAGAATTAAGTGTATCATAATTAACAATTTCATGGTTTTTGCCTTTTATTATATGAAAAATGTTTTTGTTAAAATCAATATATTTCTTTTTATGGATTTCCTTTGCTAAATCCATCCATTTTAAGAAATCAGAATCCACACTAATATGCAGAATTATTTCTTCTTCTTCATTAAATATAATCACTTCTTTATTTTTAAAATCTATATCTTTCCACTTTATTTGCCTAGCATATATCATCTTCTGACCAGTAATACCGTATCTAGCTAATATTAAAGGTAAAACATTGTCTATGCCATTTGCTTCAAAAATTTTTCTACACAAATTAAAAAAATTATACTTAGAAATATACCAAGAATTATCTACTTTGTTTTTTCGTTTTAATTTAAATTCTTTGAGTTCTTTATGATAACTTTTAGAATACCATTTTAAATAAAATTTAATAAAAGAATTAAATGTATATAATATACTGTCACTTAAGTCTGTGACTTTTTCATTACATTTTTTAATTTCATCTTCTCCAAAATCATATAAGTCTTTATTAGATTCATTTTCAATGTCAGCTATATAATTCATATACAAGTTCCAATTTGTAATTTCAGTAGATTTAGAGTAATTAGAACCTTTAAAAAATAAATATTTATTTACTTGAAATTGACTAGGTAT